TTACAAGAATTAATTGAAAATTTAGAAAGCAATATCAAAGGGTGCGAAATTGCATTAATTGATACTATTGATAAAGAATTTGTAAAAGGAACAAAAAGAGCATTAGAAGATGTAAAAATTGACATTAGTAAATATCTTGAAAAAGAAAAACAGCAGATAATAAATGCTTGTTGGTATGGACATGATATAAAGCATGAATATTTTAATCCAATACATTACTTTGATAAAACATACCCTCAAAACAAATAACCTATGAAAAAAATACTAACAATAGTTAAAAACTTTTTTAAGTTTAAAAAATTTAACGCTGAAAATAATATCAACTTGCCGACAGATATTTTATTTGATGATATTAATAGAGATATTAAGTATATAGTAATTCACTGTACAGCAACTTCTCAGAATACTAAAATTGAGAATATTGTTAAGTATTGGAAATATGTTATGGGTTGGGAATATGCAGGTTACCATTATATAATAGAGCCAAATGGAACACTTGTTAATATGCTAAGACTTTCTATACCCTCAAATGGTGTTAAAGGATATAATAAAAATAGTATTAACATTTCATACATTGGTGGTGTAGATAAAGATAATAAACCTATTGATAACAGAACCATAGAACAAAAGAATACAATGTTAGGTCTTGTAAAAACACTTAAAGGGAAATTTCCTAATGCAATCGTATTAGGACATAGAGACTTTCCTGACGTTAAAAAAGATTGTCCATCATTCAATGTTCAAGAATGGCTTAAAACAAATAACCTATGAAAACAGCAATGCAAGAATTAATTGATGAGCTTAAATTAATTGAGGCTTATCCTATGTCACCTTTAGTATTAAGAATGGCTACTGATTTACTTGAAAAAGAAAAAGAGCAGATGATTGTATTTGGTAAAAAAATGCAATTAGTACAACACGTTTCTTATGATGATGATATAACATATTGCTTTGAGCCTGAACAATACTACAACCAAACCTATAACCAAACAAACGTAGGTAATGATGGATTTGAATTTGATAATAGTTCAACAATTCCCCCACCCAAAACAAATAACCTATCAAAACATTAATAAATTGCAAGTTTTGATAAAAATAAATATCAGAAGTTACACTTTAGTACAACATTGGTAGTAATACTACTAAATTTAGTCAAGATATACCTTTACTTTATTACAATTTGAGTCAAGATTCACCTTTACTTTGTACGTTCTGATGTACATAATATGTAATAAACTGCACAATCTAAAGTGCAATATGATGCGCTTAATGATGACATTTTACATCATAACGTACCTTTTCTTTACATAATGTGCGATAAAATGAACACTAACTCGGTTTTTATCCGCTATAAGCCAATTAAATGCTACGTATTAGTGCTTAACGAGTAGTTGCTTTTTGTCTATGAATTTGTAGATAAACTCAGCTATGTGTCCTGATAACCATGCTCCTGCTTCATCATCTACAATACCTCTGTCACTTTTTATTACATTAACCATGTGATAGTTTTCATGTGATAGGGTATTGTGGCTTAAATACTTTTGCTCTATAATCATGTAGTAGACATCTATGTCTGGGGTGATAACTGTACCTTCTGCATCTCCTTCAAACATCTGCCCCATTTTATGCTTTTTGTATACTTTATTAGCTTCATTGATTAATGAATCTGTAATAATAAGTACCACTTTGCAACCATAGGTAGATATTTTTAATGTAGAAGTTAGTTTCATTAGTCATCATTTATTAGTCTGTTAATATACCAAACTGCCTTTTTTAAGTCCTCTTTACCACCCTTGCGTTTCCATCTCCAAAGATACTTAATTGCGTTACCAGTAGCAAATGCTTCTTTACCTTCTAATCCCTTAACGGCTTCTTCAATAGCATCTATACATTCTATATTTCCGGCATTGTAATGCGCTGGGTGGTCAACTTTAGATGATTCTTCCGTCATGAATAGCTATGTTATTTACTTTAAAATCTCCGTTTTTCTCTACTAAAATATGGGCAAACCCTAGATTATGTTTTGTACCATGTGGGTCATAATCAGGCGCAAGAGTACAAAGACACCCAACAGACCAAGTACCAATAGTTTCCCCCTTCAATGTTTTCTCTACATGGTGGCTAGTGGTATGTACGTGACCAATAATAGCATTTGATTTAACACGAAGGAATAATCCCCTAGCTGCATTTACGGGAGCAAATACGCCACGTATCATTGTGTGACCGTGATGCATCTGCAACTTACCAGCCATGAGAACAACGTGTTCCGCAAAAAACTTAACACCAAGTTCATCTAATTTCATTCTTTGTGGAAGATGATAGTATTCATCGCTAAACAATATTGGGGCTTTCTTAATTAGGTAACGCTTAATCCAAGCGTCATGATTGCCCTCAATCCAAAAGAATTTGGCTTTAGGGAACTGGAACTTTAGATATTCTATAAATTGTTTGGCATACTCAAACCACGTTCTTACATCATCAAGACCCGGCGGTGGCGCATCATGGCTTGTAAACGGAGTATTATCCAGTATATCACCTCCCAACACAATGCAATTTACATCATGTTTTTTACCATATTCAACAGCTAATTCAATAGCTTCATTGTCTTGGTTAGGAATATGAACATCAGATAACCAGAGTATATTGCTACAATCTTTAGGTAGAATTTGAAATTCTCTTTCCTTGCAATTTGAAGGAGGTAATTGTGGTTTGTGTTCCATTATGTTTTTTGTATGTTTTCTATGTCTATCTCCGTTAGCTCCAGTTATCTGCCTAATCATCATTCTAGCTGCTTCAGGATTATCAAACAAATGAGGATATCTTTCAAATGCTATTTTCCCTAAATTAGATTTAGAACTATTAGGAAACTCTAACAAAAGCTCCCTTAATACTTTATTTTTCTGTGATGGACCTGTAAATTGATTTGGCATTATGCTACATATTTAAATGTAAATCCTTTAACTTTTTTTCTGGTTCCAATACCTCTAGCAACTAAAGAAGCTTTCCCGCTATATTTAATAGGGTCTAAACCCACTGAACGCAGAGCTTCTGAAATGGAATGATATACACCAAGAGATTCATTAGTATTACAATTTATAATTTCAGTTTTTTTAGCTTGTCCAGATTTTATAGTTGCAATAGAATGTTTTTTCTTTTCTTCTTCAGATTTTTTTATTGATTTAAAAACACCTCTTTTTATTAAAAACTCAATACTATGTTTTTTCCCATACATAGGATTTTTAGAACCTAATTTTTGTTCTCTTAATTTTTTACGTGTTTCATTTGACCTAATGCAATTCCAGATACCATCTCCACCATTGGTCATATTACATAAGCATCCTGTTTCTAAATCAATTCTGCCATATAAACTTATAAATTCTTTTTCTTTTTCAGAAGCTTCATCTTTTGTTAATCCATCAAATATTATATCAACTTCATAATCCGATTTTGATACAATTCTATTCCATATAATATTTCTTTTAGACGGGTCTTTTTCGTAAGCTCTTGAATAATTAACTTTATTACCTATTCCTATATAGAAAGGTTCATTTTTATCAAGTCTAATATGTCTATAAACGTACCAGTAATTCATATTATGCTTTAAAGTATAAGTCAGCTTCTGCTTTTCTTCTTCTTTTCAAACCTGTTAATTCCTTACCACCAGCACGCACCCATTTCATAAATTCTGCTCTAATTGTTTCATCAGAAGGATTAATATTTACTTTTTTAAGTAAAGTGCTACTTTTTAAATTACCAACCCCTACATTATAGGCAAACGAAACAATAGCAGAAAAATTGTTTTCTGTTAAATCTTTTTTTATTAATGGCTTTACTTTATCTGCAAAATCTTTTGCAATAATTTCAAATAATTCGTTCGCACGCTCTTGAGTAATTTTATCTCCCGGTTTTACTTTTGTGCCATCTTCATAAAAAGTATTTCCGTAACCAATTGTATCATGGTTAGCACTACATTTATAGCTTGTCAATCTACAGCCCTCAAATGATTTAATAAGGCTTTTTCCTGATTCGTTTAATTTCATTTTATTGTATTAAATTAGTTATTTATTTTCTTTTTTCCATATTTTTTCAGCACTTGTAAGACCCAAACAACCAAAGGCCAATGCGGCAACTGATTGAACTAATACTGGAGAAGGAGAGAACTCTTTACCCTTAAATGTATTCAGATATAAAGCCCCACAAAGAAAAAAAGAGCAAATCACGCCCACTAATCTCTTGCTTGATGCTTGACCATTATCAGAAACGAAGCCTGATAACCAAATTATAATTTTTTTCATACTAAAAAGAATAAGCTTAATATCAAAATAAATGCTATAGCCCAAACAAAAACTCGTATATTATGGTTAATATCTTTCATTTCTTCAGCTTTGTATAAATATAAATAAAAAGTAGGGCAACAAGAACAAAGAACAAAAACTTATAAAAGTTATTGGCCATTTTCTTTTTGTCTTTTTCTACTATAGTTTTCTTAATTTCTTCTGCTTTAGAAAGATTGGCAGAATCATTTTTGGATAGCTTAAATTCTGATTGCTTATCTTTTACACCATAACTCCAAATTTCAGTGTATTTGGGTATGGTTATCACACTATCTTTTGTTACCCATAAGGTATCGTAGTATGTTATAGTCTTGGTAAAGTATTGTTCTTTTTCAATTATTTTAGTCACGCTGTCATAGAAGGTTACACGCACTGAATCAATAGTACGATTTACGGTACTATCCATTCTTTTTTCGTTCTTTTTAACTGTTGCGCAGCTGCAAAGGAAAAGTAGTAAAAATGCTACCTTTCTCATTATGCATCGTGTTTTTTAATGCTCTTAGTTTTCTTATGGTAGTATCTAATAGCAAATATACCTGATACTATAGCCACCAAACCGGCAGCTAAACTTACAAATGGTTGGATTGAGCTTATTGTTACGGCTGCTCCAGAGATGCTAATTAGTGTAGCGATGTCGGCTTGGTGACTGTGATTTGTCATTTTGATGTTATTTGTCTACTAATTTTAAAAAAACAGGATAAACTTCTTCTGTTTCAATAGACTCTAGTGTATCAGGGGTAACATCTGTTGACCACAAGCTAACCACGTCTATATCTTTTTCAGCTTTTAGCAAATCCAAATACTCTTTATTAAATTCTTCCATTTTTTCTTTAGGGATAAATCTTTCTTCTCCTTCCCCCTCGCCAAACTTGTCAAAAAGCTCCTTTTTAGACTCATCTAGCAACTTTACTTCCGCTTCTACCACTTTGTTAAGCCTTTGGAAATAAAGCTTGTTTTTCATGCTTGTTTTTTGTTTTAGAAGTCCATTAGAAACCACGGTAGAAACACCATCTTTAGTGTAAGTCATACCATTTAGTTCATAATGAAGCTCTACGATTTCATTTAGGTTTAATTTCATATAAAATGTGTTTTGTCAAAAATAATGAATTTTAATTAAAAACTACAAAACTTGTCCACTATTTTCTGACGGGGCCCATGGTAACGGGAGGGTCACCTCTTTGGGTGTAATTTGCAAAGCAATATTAGCTTCCAAACTAGCCTGCATAGCATCAACCGGCAGCACCTGCTCTAACCAGTTAATTACTTCCGCTTCAGTTACATCCTCGTAAGGAACGAAATTTTGGGGGTTTGGCTGCCCTACACTTGCTGTGCCATAGGTTTCTGCAAACCATGTTTTATCCCCATCTACTTGTGTGGCTTGATATCTATAATGTATTACATTGATAAC